AAGGCACTGGTTTAAAAAGTAAAAAATTTAAACTATTTGTAATTGATTTACTAGAAAAGTTATCTAAAGAAAGCGATAATGACCTTGACGACAAGGCAGTAGAATTTATTAAAAGAGGATTAAAAGTTGAGTAAAGTTAGCAGAGCTGGAGAGTCACAGTTTAACGAGTTACATAATCTCGTCACCGAAGAGTTCTTAAACAGAATTAAAAATGGTGAAGCTACAACTGCTGATTTAAAAGCTGCATCTGACTGGCTATACAGAAATGACATTACGGGGGTTGCGTTTGATACGTCACCCCTTAGCAAACTAGCTGACGTAATGCCAAAAATTGATTTTGATGCAGTACAAAAAGCAGTGAAACGCTAATGGCTCCCAGACGTAAACCACTCTCCCAGTTACGGAGAAGTGCAAGAAATTACAGACTTAACCCTAAGTCTAGACTAAAGAAAAATGCTTCCCAAAGACAAAGAAACAAAACCACAGAAAACAAAAAATACAGAGCCGAACTTAACCGTGCCAGGCGGAAGGCTGGGGAATACGGTAAGGGCGGTAAGGATTTTTCACACACTAAATCAGGAAGATTAGTAAGAGAAAATCCATCTACAAATAGAGCTAGAAATCGTGGTAAAAAATGACACCAGTACTTCCTACTTATAAACATTACACACAAAACTTAATAGTCATGACATCAGGAGACGCTAAACGTTTATGGAGAAAAGCTATTAAGGAGGCAAACAATTATGAATGTATCTATTGCGGACAAAAACATTATGAATATGATCTTACCATTGACCATGTACATCCCAGATGTTTGGGAGGTGCTACCAATACTTATAACTGTGTTCCCGCCTGTAGACGATGTAATCAAGAAAAAGGAAGTAACAACTGGCTAAAGTGGTTTCGTACTACGTTTCCACCTAACCCATTTAGAGAACAACACATACTAAATTGGATTAAATGAATACCTTTTTACATCCATCTAAATTAAAATTAGATGAATTAAGAGTCATAGCTAGAGCTGTACCCTCCCCGCTAAGGTGGGCTGCGGTATGGTTTTTGCTATGGATAGAACCCCAATACATAGAATACAAGTCTCAACAAGCGGTAAGTGATGCTATAAAACAGTATAAAAAAACGTTTGGAGAAGACAAAATCATTAATATGGTCATAGAAAACACTAAACCATCTCAGGTAAAAGGTTTAAAAGACCAATCAATTACGTATCACTCTGCAATAGACAGAGACTATTGGGAATCATATGACCATGACCTATGAGTTTAGAAAAAGAACTACACAAAGATTTTAGAATATTTTTAACAGCTATATGGACACACCTTAATTTACCTGTACCTACAAGGGCACAGTTATGTATAGCTGAATATTTACAACATGGGCCAAAAAGACTACAAATCCAAGCGTTTCGAGGTGTTGGTAAGTCTTGGATTACTGCTGCATTTGTACTTTGGACTTTATTCAATGATCCAAATGAAAAAATTATGGTCGTCTCTGCTTCTAAAGATAGAGCAGACTCATTCAGTATATTCTGTCAAAGACTAATACTAGAAGTACCTTGGTTATCACACCTTAAACCTAAAAATGACGATCAACGTTGGTCACGTATATCCTTTGATGTCGGGCCAGCTGCACCTCACCAAGCACCCTCAGTTAAGTCTGTGGGTATTACAGGACAGTTAACGGGGTCTAGAGCAGACCTTATGGTACTCGATGATGTCGAAGTACCTAATAACAGTATGACGGAGTTACAACGTGAAAAACTACTACAACTTGTTACTGAATGTGAGTCTATTCTTACTCCTAAACGTCAGTCTCGTATTATGTTTCTTGGTACTCCTCAAACAACATTCACTGTCTACAATAAGCTAAGAGAACGTAGCTATAGACCATTTGTGTGGCCAGCACGGTATCCCCGCAAAATAGCCATGTATGATGGCTTGCTAGCCCCGCAATTAGTTGAGGATTTAGACAAAGAAAACGATTTAACATGGAAACCCACTGATACTCGCTTTAGAGAAGAAGATTTACTTGAAAGAGAGTCATCTATGGGTAGATCTAACTTTATGCTTCAGTTTATGCTGGATACTAGCTTATCTGACGCAGAAAAGTTCCCATTAAAGTTTGCAGACTTGATTGTTAACTCAGTAAACCCAACACATGCACCAGAAAACATAATATGGTGCTCAGATCCAGACAATATAGTCAAAGATCTACCTTGTGTGGGGCTTCCAGGGGATTATTACTACAGACCTATGGCTATCCAAGGAGAATGGCTAGAATATGCAGAGACTATTTGCAGTGTAGACCCATCTGGGCGTGGAGCTGATGAAACAGTAGCAACATTTTTGTCTCAGTTAAACGGTCTTATATATGTGCACGAAATGTACGCATCTAAGGACGGTTATTCTGATAAGACACTACTACAGATACTAAGGAGATGCCGTAAATATGATGCGAGTACGCTGCTCATCGAAAGTAACTTTGGCGATGGTATTGTATCAGAGTTATTTAGAAAACACTGCCAAACGACAAAGACAAACATCAACATAGAGGAAACTAGAGCAAATGTCAGGAAAGAAGATCGTATTATTGACAGCTTGGAGCCTGTTTTTAATCAGCACAGGTTGGTTATTGATCCCAAGGTTATTGAATGGGATTATGCGTCAAATGCTAATGAAGCAACTGAAAATAGATTCCAATATATGCTTGGATATCAAATCTCCAGGATGTGCAGGGAAAAAGGGGCTGTCAGACATGACGACAGAATTGACTCCCTCGCCCAAGGCGTTAAATGGTTTACAGATGCCCTCGCCATATCCGCTCAACAACAAATAAAAGACAGAAGACATGAAGAATGGATAGACCATCTAGAAGCTTGGATGGATGACCCTGAAGCCGAAGCAAATCACATGGTACTAGGAATGGACTTAGACCAAAGAAGAGAGGCCAGAGGGGCTACTAGAAGCCACTCACACACATGGATGTGACCAACCCCACCATAACACACGGGGAAGTGGTGCTCCTCGTGGGTGGAAACAGCGGTCAGAGGGGTAGATACGTCTACCTCTCACTACATAATTACACCTATGAAACACTTTATTATAAGACAAAAACAGAGATTCTTTAACAGTAAATGGTATGCAAACTATAGACATAGTTTAAAGCTACAAAGATGGTCTCTGGTAGATGTGAAATTAATTGAAGAACAGAAGAACAGATTAGAACGTCTGTTTAAAAAGTAAACATCGTGGTAAGTTGCACGATATATGATTAAAAAATTACTATTACTCTTACTAATACTAAGGGTAGTTGCTCCTATCTCGTATATAACGTGGGTAGCTCTCAGGGAGTCTAAATTTTGGCATAATTTTTCGTCCCCTATTATACTCAAGCGATGATCGGCAGTCCCCCCGAAGGGTTATTTGTGTCTCATGTGTCGCATACTGGACTCACTATCATACGTCCCCGCAAAGTGTTTCAATATGTTACAAGATGGCACAGCGGGGATTGACTGGTACGGCTTGAGTCTCAATGAGTCTCACGAATTGTTACAGTATATTGCGGGGAGTTGACACAGTCTCATATGAGTCTCATGAGATCTGTTTTGTCCTGATAACATAAGCTAGACTTATACGTAATATAAGTAATAATTGATATAAGTTATAAATATTACAAATGTTAAGAGAATCTAAAGATTTATTGACTTTCCCTGATAAATATGGTATATTCCCGCATCCTAAAAATCTCAGCTGTACTAGTACAAATGTACTACCACCATCATAATAGGCTTGCGCCCGACTTTGTCAATGCTTTTGTAAACGATTGCGACAAATATCTTGATATAAATATATTTACCAGGTTTCACCCTATTTGTTGAAATAACTGCTATATTAGATATATACAAATCAAATCTCGAAATTTTTATGATTCAAACAACACCTCTAATATAAAGAGAAGAAACACACACAAAACAAGTTACGGGGACTAACCCTTAGAAGGTTAGAACAGCACCAATTAACAATGTGCGTTACCTGCTAATGTGAACCGAACCATAGCACCGAATCCTAGTAGGGTAAGCCTAGAGGCGAGACAGCATCAATGCGGGGACTGTAATGAATCT